GGTACAAGGTGTACGGCCTCGGTCAGGTCGGGACGCTTCAGGGGGCCATCTACGAGGACTTCGAGGTCGTGGAGGGTATCGATGTCAGCCGAGCCAAATTCGTCGCCCTTGGGCTTGACTGGGGCTTCAGCAACGACCCTACGGCATTGGTCGCTATCTACCGCCAAGGGGACTGCATCTTGGTGCAGGAACTACTGTACTCCACGGGACTGACCAACCAAGACATCGCAGACAAGTTGCGGTCCTTGGGCATCACAAGGGCTTGGGAAATCGTTGCGGATTCAGCAGAACCTAAGAGTATCGAGGAAATCTACCGACTTGGCTTTAATATCAAGCCAGCGGAGAAAGGCCCCGATTCGGTTCGGAACGGGATAGACATCCTGAAACGCTTTAAGTTGCAGGTTACCAAGGATAGCACCAACCTCATCAAGGAATTGCGGTCCTACACTTGGGCAACCGACAAGGAAGGCAAGAACACGGGGGTCCCGATTGACTCGTTCAACCACGCCTGCGATGCGATGCGGTATGTGGCTCTCAACAAGTTAAGGGTCAGTAACTCGGGAAAGTACGTTGTGGTTTAACTTTGAGGCATGAACACCGAACGCATCCTTGACCTGCTAATCGAAATCGGGAAGACGCTTGCAGCCATTTTCTTTATCCTCACCCTACTAACCCTCCTTTGGACCTTATGAAAGTCGTCCACTATTACCACATTTACTGCGGAGGCAACTGGCAGTTAATCCTCAACCAGCACATGATGGCTGTGTGCAATTACGGGCTTATCAACGTCTTGGATGAGATAAGGGTCGGCATTGTCGGTCCACCCGAACAACGCAAGGCGGTCAAGGAGGTGCTGGAAGGCTCAATGGTGGCTGATAAGGTCAAGGTCGTGGTTACCCGGACCAACGCTTGGGAGCAGGCGACGCTGACCGAAATGTACCGGGCAAGCCAAGAGGAAGAAGCCGTGTACCTGTACGCCCACACGAAGGGGGCAAGCGACCCGTCCCTCATCAACCAACTTTGGAATCGAAGCATGACCTTCTTCAATGTTGTGGCTTGGGAACGCTGCCTGCAACTGCTGGAAGGCGTGGATGCGGTGGGATGTCATTGGATTACCAAGGAGCAGTTCCCTCACATGGCGGATCACAACAACCCCGACGGCTATCCCTACTTTGGGGGAACCTATTGGTGGGCCAAGTCTGAACATATCAGGGAACTGGGTGAGCCGGAACGCAAGCAGAGGTGGCAGGCAGAGCATTGGATTGGCAAGAAGCCTGACACCAAGGTCCACGACACCAACCCCGGTTGGCCTTCACCCGAACGCTTTGTAATTACTTTTTAATGCAGATAGTCGTTGCACGGTATAACGAGGACTTGACTTGGCTCAATCCTTACAAGCAGCATTGCGTCATCTACAACAAAGGGGAAGCCATTGACCTCCCAAGCATTGCCTTGACCAACATTGGAAGGGAATCGCATACCTACCTGCACCACATCATTGAGAACTACAATCGCCTTGACGATGTAATCCTTTTCACGCAGGGCAAGCCCTTTGACCATTGCCCAAAAATTACGGACCACATTGACATCATCCTTGATGAAGGGATGGATATTCCCTTCTTAAACCTATCGCAATGGGTCCTACAAATTCACGGGTTAAACTGCAACGCTTGGCCTTACCATTGTTGGCCGAACCTTTTGCCGGAAGTCGTTGAGTTTTTATTCGGGCAAACGATTGATCAGCAGATTTGGTTTGGAGCAGGGGCAATCTTTGCGGTTCGCAAGGAAGCCATCCAGCAACGGCCCTTGAAGTTCTATCAAAGAGCAATCACGCTACTACCACCAATGGCTGACTGTCAAGGCTACGGCCATGCCTTTGAACGGCTATGGCCCACAATATTCAACGCACTATGAAAGATCTATTTTCACGACTATCCGAGTTAGATATTGACTCAATGTCAACCGAAGAACTGGAGCGTTTACTACCTGAATTTGGGATGAACAACGAGATTCTTCACGAAATGCCGAGCCACCTGTCCGACTACTTCGGGAAGGGCTTGCGGTTTTGGCAGTACCCCAACCAATTTGCAAAACTGCTCAAGCACATTCACGGCAAGCCCATCAACTCCTACCTTGAGATTGGATGCCGATGGGGTGGGACTTTCGTGATAATCAACGAAGTCCTCAAGAAAACTAACAAGGAACTAAAGTCCTTTGCGGTGGACCTTATTGAGCCATCCGAAATCCTGAACCAGTACAACGATTATTGGCCCTTCACTTACATAGAGGGGAACTCGATGTTGTTCCAAACCATTAGCCCCAAACTACCGAGCCAAGTTGACTTCGTGTTTATTGATGGCGACCATTCCTACGAAGGGGTCAGGCGTGATTTTGAGAATTCACTTACTTTAAACCCTGCCTACATCATGCTGCATGACATCAATAGCGTTGCCTGTCCGGGTGTTGTTCGCTTTTGGAATGAGATAAAGGGCAACTACAAGCACCACGAATTTATTGAGGGGTACGCATCGGTCAGGGATAACTACTTGGGAATCGGCATCATTGAACTATGAGTTACGACTTCGCCATTGTAGGTTCGGGTTTCTTCGGTGCGATTTGTGCCAAGCACTTGCACGACCAAGGCAAGAAGGTCGTGGTTATTGAGAAACGCAACCACATTGGCGGTAACTGCTACACCGAGGTCAAGAGCGGTATAACGGTTCACACTTACGGACCGCACATCTTTCACACGAACAAGAAAGAGATTTGGGACTGGATTAACCAATATGCAGAGTTCAAGCCTATCCGCTTGCAGGTCATGGCTACGGCCAAGGGAGGCGTTTATTCCCTTCCATTTTCGATGCACACCTTCAATCAGGTCTATGGTGCTACAACACCCCAAGAGGCCATGCGTTGCATTGAACGGGATTCGGATTGCGCTGACGATGGCAGCCTTAAATCCGCTGCTATCAAGAAAGTCGGTAGGAAGGTTTACGAGTTGCTAATCAAGGGCTATACCGAAAAGCAATGGATGAAGCCTGCAACGGACCTCCCGGCAAGCATTGTAAATCGCTTGCCCGTTCGGATGACCTACGACAACAATTACTTCAACGACCAATTCCAAGGCATCCCGGTTGGTGGCTACACGCCAATCTTTGAGAAACTACTTGAGGGGGTTGACTTGCTGCTCAACACGGACTTTTTTACCGACCCATTGCCGGATGCCGAGAACCTAATCTACACGGGTCCGATTGACAAGTTCTTTGACTACCAGTTTGGTCCTTTGGAGTATAAAACAATTAGGCACGAACACGAATGGGTTTTTTCAAACAACGTGCAGGGATGCCCCGTGATGAACTACACGGATGCCGAGGTCCCATACACCCGAAAGATTGAACACAAGCATTTTGCCCAAGAGGAAGGGTACGGCTCTTGGGTCAGCACCGAATACCCCCAAGAGTACATTCCCGACAAGACCGACCCCTACTACCCGGTCAACGACCAAGCGAACAACAAGGTGTATCAGTCCTACAAAGAATTAGCCGATTCAACTCCGAATGTTTACTTTGGAGGAAGGCTCGGTCAGTACAAGTACTTTGATATGCACCAAGTCATCGAGGAAGCACTAACCTTCTGCAAAACCAAACTCCTATGAAACTCCAAGACCTGACCATCGACCAGTTCCAACGCATCGGAGCCATTGAGTTTTCAAGCGTGCTGGGCGACTACGACAAGCGAGCAGGGGTCGTCGCAATCGTTGAGGGGGTCAATATATCACTTGTCCGAGAGATGCCCGCCAAGAGCGTCCTAAAGCGTTACAAGGCCATTATCAGCGAGTGGAACGCATTGCCTGCCTTGGGTTACAAGCGAAAGTTCAAAGCCGGGGGCAAGTGGTGGATTCCAACGGTGTTTACGGATGAGTTGACCGCTGGGCAGTTGATAGAGTTAATGGACGCAAACACCACGGACGAGAAACAACTCCTGCAGAACCTCCACCGAATCATGGCTACTCTATGCCGGGAGGGCGGTCTATTCGGATTCTTTCCGAAAAAGTACGACGGGGCTGCCCATGCGGAGCGAGCCGAACTCATGAAGAAACACGCCAAGGTCGGGGACGTTTGGGGCGTTGTCAGTTTTTTTTTGCTAAGTTCCGAACCCTACTTGAAAGTTTTGAGCGACTATTCCAAGCACCTGATGAAGACGGCCGAGGGGCTGACGTAAGCCCTCTCGCAGGGTACGGTTGGCTGATGGTCGTGTGGCGGATGGCAAACAAGGACGTGCTAAAATTCGATGCCATCTTCGCAATGAAGGCGGTGGAGTTCTTGAACTACGCACTCCTGATTCACGATATTTTGGAAGCCGAACGGATGGAGGCGGAGCGAGCGAGGCGCAGATAGACACATTCCAGCACGGGGGACATTTACCCACATGGAAACAACCATCCTCGCCAATGGCAAACCCGTAGGCAAGTTCGGCAGCGGTTCGATGAAGGGCATCGACCAAACCGCTTTGGAGGGGATTGGTTCAGTCGTCGGCCCCAAGGGTGGAGGCAAGTCGCCAACCCATGACGTGCTGCTCAAATGGATTGAACGGGTCATCGAACTTGCGAAGAAGAACCTCGAGGCAGCCAACGCAAACGCAGGGGGAACGCTATCGGCATCCATCGCCCCCGAAGACATTGAACTATCCGCAAAGCAAATCGTCGTGGCTATCATGGCCAACCCCTATTGGAAGTACGTTGACCAAGGGGTTCACGGAAGGTCATCGAGTTACATATCCGCAAGGGACTCAAAGTTTAGGTACGAAAACAAGATTCCACCACCCCAAGCCATAGCGGACTGGATTGCAAATAAGGGCATTCCTGTCGTTCCAACCTACTCACGCAAACTTGAGCGGATGCGGACGAAGCAGGAGCAAGGATTGGTCATGGGTAGGTCTATTGCCTTTGGCATTCGTGAGCGAGGTGTCGAGGGAACCAAGTTCATGAGCAACGCCCTATCCCCCGAAATGATAGACGTTTTGGTGAACACAATCGCTGAAACTTTGGGCAAATCGGTCAGTTTAGCAACCAAACTATAAAATGGCAACAACCGTCCTATCAGGGTCGCCTCTCGTAGCAACCCCCGTTTACAACAAGATGCTCTTCAAGGTCAGCGGTTCGCTGATTGCACAACCGAACTACCGCTACGTCTGCGATGTCAAGAACCCAGCAGGGACGACCCTTGCCCGGCTCAAGTGCGACAAACTGCCCAGCACCAACTTCGGGTTCTTCGATGTCGCCAAGGTGGTTGAAACGCTGATTGCCCCGACTAAGCCATCGCTGACCCAAACGGGCTTCGTTGACCATGCCGGGTATTATTCGGGATATCGCCTCGACTTCATGGAGGAATACGGGAACACCCCAGTCGTGCAGACGGGAACGGTAACCACCGTCAGCGGGGTCATGGCATTTGCGGGGAACTTGGAGCAGTTAGAACTTGCGACTTGGAGTAGCACCCTTTATTTTCCAAGCACGGTCAGCGATGAAGTAAGCGAAGCCCTTACCTCCGTTGCAAACCGAATCGTTTACTCAAACGGCTACGGATGGCTCGCAGTAGGTCAGTCGGGAAGCGTTTACACGGCAGCGGCCGTTCAATACTTCAACTCGGCAGGGGTTTCGCAGAGGTCCTTTGAGGTCGCAGTTCCAAGCGGAATCGCATCCCAGACCATCAACCGCTTTGGTGCTGGACCGATGAACCTTAAATCCTTGACTTCGGGTCAATGCTCCGATAGTCAGGCAGGGTCGGTGAGTTTCCCAACGGGAGAGGGAGCCTACTATACTATTGCCTTCTTAGATAGCGGAGGCAATACGACAAAATCATACAGGTACACGCTTGGCCCCTGCGAGCGGTTCAACTCCATCCCAGTTCACTTCCAAAACAAGTACGGGGGCATTGATTCCTACACCTTCACGCTAAAGAACCGCAAGAGGGCCAATATAAGCAGGCAGACGTTCGGCTACAACTCGGACGTTTACGCAACCACGACCTACGACAAAGTGTGGGCAGGGGAGTTCGACTACGTTTACGCACTCAACTCCGATTGGCTTACGGATGCAGAATCCGCTTGGCTTATTGAGATGGTCCGTTCCGGGCAAGTATGGATTGAACTGGATGGGCAGTTGGTGGAAGCAATTGTGAACGCCAACACCTACCAATTCACGACTCGCAGGAACGACCGCCTCACGCAGTTGCAGGTCGAGGTTGCCGTCGCTTACAAGAACAACATCCTATGAGCGTTACGCTGATTGCCTACCCGACCGCTGACTACACCACCGACTTGCAGGCTTGGAATGCGTTCAACGAGCGAGCCGATGCCGATGGTGCTACGAGCCGAGAGGACGCTTGCTTTGGCTGCCTGTTCTCAACCTTTGCGACTCTTTACGACCAACCCGAACTGGCTTATGTGCTGGACACCATGGGCGGCACGGACATAGCCATCACGTTCAGCATTGACGACATAAACGACATCACCAAGCGTAGGGGGTCGTTCTCCAAAACGATTGAGTTGCCTAATACGACAACCAACGCAAGCCTGTTCAAGTTTGCCTACAACGTGCAGTCATTCGTTGGTGGATTCCAACCCAACAAGAAGATTCGTGCAGCCATGTGGGAGGATGGGGTGCAGGTGTTCAGCGGTGCGATGCAGTTGCTGTCCATGAGCAAGACCAAGGGCGAAGTAACCTACGAGGTCGGCCTGTTCAGCGAGGACGTGAGCCTATTCCAAGATATCCAAAACAACCTGCTCGTCAACACGGCTGGCGTTACCGGGATGAATCACACGCTGACCTCGGCCCATGTTTCTGCGACTTGGACGGCATTAGGTGCGAGTGGTTACGTTTACGGCTTGGTGGATTCCTACGGAGCCACGGATGTAATTACACAAGGGTGGTTTGCTATCCCTTACTGGAAGATGGGGCCGTCCATTTACGTCAAGAAGATGGTGGATCTAATCTTCGCACAGGCAGGCTATCGGTACGCATCCAACTTCTTTAACTCGACCCTATTCAAGAAACTGGTCATCCCCTACTCTGCTGGGACGATACCCGTTACCCTTTCCGGGTCGAACATCTTTGCGCAGTCAACTGGAAATGTGAGTGGTGCGAACAACGTGGATTTCACCGTATTATTTTCAAAAGACACTCCTGCTCCTTACTTTGACAATGCAGGATACTGGGTCGCATCGTCCAGCACTTTCGTCGCTCCGAATGTTCCGACCCGTTGGAATGTAAGCGTTGAGTTTACGGTTCAAACCGTATCGCCAACAGTTCCAAGCGTCCGAGCAAATATGAGTGTCAGGAACCTGACCGATTCAACCGATAATGCGGTCATTACCGACATAACAGTTCGCAATAATCAAAAGATGACAGTGGTCTTTGAGGATGTCACTATTCCTGCAAATACGACTTCAAACATAGGTTTTGTCTTTACTGCACCTGCCCTTGGAGGTGCTGGCACAATCTTATCAGGAGCCACAGTCTTATGGACTTGCATTGATAATCCAGCAAGCATCGGAGTCGTTGATATGCGGACCGCCCTGCCTGCTGACGTGAAGCAGAGCGACCTGCTCGTTGACCTTCAAAAGATGTTCAACCTTTACTTCATGCCCGATGCACAGGATCCAAAACTCTTATACATTGAGCCGTTCAAGGACTTCTACTCCAGCGGTGTGGTTGACTGGACGCAGAAGGTTGACGAGAATCAAGAGCAGTTGTTGACCAATGGCGACCCGAACCAATACAAGTCGCTTGTGTTTAAATACAAGGACATGGGCGATTACCTGTCCAAGACCTACAAGTCAAGCAATCCGCTCGCCAAGGAAGGCTACGGAGGCCGTCAGTTCTTGACGCAAAACTTCTACGGCAAATCCGAGTTTGTCTGCGAAACCATGGCCGGGACGCTGATACCGGGTTCGTTCACGACCGATAAGGTCATCGGTAGGGCTTGGGACTTGGAAGGCAGCACGGCAAGTGGCACGGTCAAGCAGTTGAACACGGGCTACCGATTAGCGCAGTACAACTCCATTGCTCAAGGCACAACGTCTTGGTTTTATCAAACAGGCGTGAGCGGTTCGTTTGCTACGGGTGAATACGTCGCCAACGTTCCATTCGTGAGCCACATCGACAACCCCTATGCACCCACCGAGGACCTTGCCTTTGGTATTCCGAGGCAGGTCTTCTACAATGCGGTCAACGCAAGCGGTACGCCAATCACCTACACGAACAACAACCTCTACAACAAGTATTGGCTCAACTACATCACCGAAACGACCTCCAAGGAGGCGTTGCAGTTGGAGTTGACGGTGGTCTTGAACTGCGTGGACATCTACCAACTCGACTTCCGAAAGCCGATTTATTACAACGGCATCCGCTGGCGTTTGCTGGAGATTCGGGACTATACCGTAGGCGAAGCAAAGCCTTGCCGGGTAACGCTCCGAAGGATTCTCAACCTTGCAGAGTTCGTGCCTGTAACGAGTGTTCCTATATCGAGCGACCCTGCTGGATTACCCAACGGACCTATCGACCCTGACCCAGCGGATCCTGACTACGAACCACCCATCAACCCTGAATTACCAACCCCCGGATAATGGCAGTAACTAAAGAAATCGTCCTCGAAGTAGGAATCAAGGACTCAACCGCACAAGGCACGACGAGTGCGAAGCAGCGTCTGCGTGAACTCCAAAAGACGCTCATTGATATGTCTTTGGCTGGGCAAGAAGGCACGAAGGCTTTCAAGCAAATGGAGGCCGAGGCGGGGAAACTCAAAGACCAGATCGGGGACACCTCGCAGCGAATCAAGACCCTTGCAAGCGACACCGTAAGGATTGACACCGTTGTTTCAGCGGTTCAGGGGATAACGGCAGGGTTCCAAATCGCCCAAGGTGCAGCAGCGTTGTTTGGCTCTGAGAACGAGGACTTGCAGAAATCGTTGCTCAAGGTCCAAGGGGCCATGGCTCTCGCTACTGGAGTGCAGCAGGTCGCCAACCTGCTCAACAAGGATAGCATCCTGATAACCCAAGGGCAGGCAGCAGCACAGGCCCTCTACGCAACCGCAGTCGGGGCAAGTACCGGGGCTATGAAGGCGTTTAGAATCGCCCTCCTTGCAACGGGTATCGGTGCAGCCATCGCAGCCGTAGGGCTATTGATAGCCAAGTGGGACGAACTCACCGCAGCGGTCCGAAGGTTCCTGAACCTACCCGACCCAGCCATCGCAGCCAAGGCGAGGGAGCAGGCCTTGTTGCGTGAAGAAGCAGCCCTCTCCAATTACCGGGATGCATACGAAGCCCACACGAACGCTCAAATCGCAGCAGACCAAAAGAGGGAGGCACAGGTCAAAGAACGCCAACGCAAGGAAGCAGAGGCCACCCAAAAGCGTTTGGAGCGGTTAAGAGAGGAGAACAACGCCATCATCAAGTTCGTAGAGGACCTGAACCTGCAACTCTACGAAATGGAGTTGGATAGGTTGAGCGAGCAGGAGCAACTGCAAATCAAAGCCATGCAAGCCGAAGCACAAAGGCGGATGCAGGTGGACACGGCTGACGCAAAATCCAAGATGGGTCAAGCCCAGCGTGAAGAGGACCTTGCTGGACTGCGTGAGAAATACGTCGGTCAGTCCTTTGGGGTTATCAACGACATCATCATCGCATCGGCAGGAAAGAGCGAAGCAGCACAAAAGAGGGCCTTCAATGTCGCCAAGGCTGCGTCCATTGCCCAAGCCATCGTGAACACCTACCTTGCCGTCAGTTCGGCACTCGCTTTGAAGCCGACTGAATCCGTATTCCCCGGACAAAGGTTCGTGGAAGCGGGTCTTGCCCTTGCTGCTGGTCTTGCAAACGTCGCCAAGATTAAGGCCCAACAATTCCAAGGCGGTGCAGGTGCAGGCTCTCCCGGTGCAGACGTAACGGGTGCAGGAGCAAGCGTTGCACCACCGCCCATCTTTGCGAACCCACAAACGACCAACCTCGGCACGGGCGAACTCTCGGCAGGCCAAGGCCAAGGTTCATCACCGATGAGAGCCTATGTGGTCGAGAGGGACATCACTCAAAGCACTCGCAGGGTTCGGAGGTTGGAGGAATTTGCAACTCTTGGAGCCTAACCACATTTACCTGCATGGAACTACCCATTTACAGGATGACCGTGGACGAGGTGGA